CTTGCACCGTTAAAAAACGTGTCGCCAGCTGTTGTGCCAGCCCCACCTGCCGCGCCACCGCCGCCGCCTGCGGCGATCGTATAAGAGATGCTTGCGCCGGGAGTGAGACTGAGATTGACGATAGCGGAATATCCGCCGCCGCCGCCACCGGACCCGGCACCAAGAGAAGCGGCGCCACCGCCGCCGCCACCGCCCGCCCCGATAACCTCAATCGTATTAGATGAGCTATTCCAGTCAGCCGGTACAGTCCAAGTGCTTCCACCAGTCGTGGTGAGAAAGATGACCGTAGCGGCCATTTATGATCACGCGATACGAAGGATTGCGTTCGATGCGTCAGCGGTCGGCATAACCACTGTAAAAGTGCCGGCAGATACAGTCTGCGTTCCGCCGAAGTCATGTGTGGAGACAGATCGATTTGAGTTAGTCGAGTTGTAGATCATGCACGCCGTTGTCGAAAACGTAGCGCTGGTCCATGATGGATTAGGCGAAAATGTCCAATACGCCGTCGTGCCGCTTGTCGTCGGCGTGACGTTCGTTAGAGATGTACCGCCGGCCGAGTATCCAGTACCGGTCACTTCGTCTGAGTTTCCGGTGATATTGGAATAGTTCGTGGATGCGGCTCCATAGGTGCCGGTCGGGGACACCTTAATCAGCGCCATCTTGAAAGTATTGCCCGTGGATGCCGTGAAGTTATGCAATCCCTGCGCAACTTCGGCCTTAAAGCTAGTGCACATGGCGGTTGACGTTGCCATCGCTAAAGTCCCTTCGCGTCAAAAGCCCACGAACGCTGTATGTTCATGGCGTCAAGAAAAACTTGTTTGAGAATGTTTCCGACGACCAGCTGGACATCGGGCTGATTGAAATGTTCCGCAAACACTGTCGCCGAGGATGCGGCCAAAACCGCGTTGCTAGCACCAACAACATATTGATCCGCATCAAAAGCATCGAATCTTGTCGCAATAAGCCCACTCTCAACCCTTGCTGCCTCGTCTTGCGTAGCCGTGTCGAATAGCGGCTCAAGCGCATCTTCCCAATCCAGCATCAGGCGCGGCTTTGCTTTTCTTGCCTGGGCCGCCTCATCGCTGCTGGACTGACGATCAATATCGATCAAATCGCCAAGTTTCTTGGCTGCTAGAGCCGCCCATTTGTCCGGTGGATGAGGGCCGCCGTCAGTGACCAACAGCATCACGTCTGCCATTAGGCCCCCTTGATGCACTCGATCGTCATGGAGAACATCGACGACACGACGCCCGCGCCAGCCGTGACGGCCGCGATAGGATATGTCGTCAGAACAAGGTCACCGTTTGAGCCGGCGCCCTTGGGATTAATGAGGCCCTGATTGTCCTTGAGCTTGTAATGACCATATCCAGACAGATTGATGGCCTCTCCGTCAGTGGTTTCATCCCACTGAAGCCGAACAGCGCAGTTCGTCGTGTTGTAGACGATATTGCGGATTTTAAAGCTGGTCGTCGGCGTATAGCCGTTAGCGGCTACAATATCGCTGGCTGACCCATTGGATGTATAGGCCGTGGTCGTGCCCGTATCGACGCCAACGATGTGAAGAATGTAATTCCTAGGTCCGTTTTCCAGGACGGAATATGTAAAGGCCATCGCCATTTTGATTGCTCCAATAAAAAGGGAGGGCCGAAGCCCTCCCCCGCAATGATCAGGTGCTCAAAATGACTTAGGCTTGGGTGACGCCGAACAGCGCAGTCGTGCTGCCAGAGCTCGAAATGGTCTTGATCGCTGGCACGATAGATATCTGAAGGCGGCGCGTTCCGTTTGATGGGTTGGCCGTACCGACATAAATCGTGCCGCGCGTATCGCCCGTGGTCTGAGTCGCGGTATTGGTGTCAGCGAAGGTATAGGCCGACGCAGTACCGAACGGCGTCGTCGTGCTGGTGCCGAAACCGCTATTCCAGACAACCTCAGTATAGGCCAGCGTATCGGCGCGTAGCGGAAAGCCGAATACGTCGCCTGTGCCGACAGACACAGACGTGGAGTTGATGGTGCCGCTCGGCGTCACGGATACGATGAACTTGAAGGCCTTCTTACCCGCCGCGACACCGGCATTCACGCCAGTGATCTTCTCGGAAACAGAATAGCCGTAAACGTCGTAACCGACCACGGTGTAGAAGCCGCCTGTATCGTCCGCGTTCGTTGTCACCCGGACATTGCGCGCGAGCATCGTGCTTGGATCGTAGTACGAAACCGATGTCGCGCCACTCGATAACGACGCTTGGCCAAACGAAAGAAGCGCCGGATTACCATCCAGGACCAGCGCGCCAGACGGCACAGTGTTCCCGGAGGCCCAAACCTGCAAACCAGACGACAGCACGGTGATGCCTGTTGAGGCACCAGCAAGCGTCATGGCCGTACCGGCCGTCACAGACTGCGCCGCAGCGATATTCGTCGCCGACAAAGCGGCCGGCACAGCGTCAACCGCCATCTGTGACCAAACGCCAATCGCACCTTGGCGAGTGCGATTATAGCCGGCGCGATGATCGTAAATGCCAATGCCGCCCCAGAAGACGCTTGGCGCCTTATCCGAATTAGAGGAGCCACCCGCTCCCTGCGGGTTGCGATCGCCGTATACGATAATCGGGCCAGAAAATGCGGTTTTCATCTCAATGATCCATGATTAATTGATTGCTTGATTGAAAATGAAAGGGGCGGAGATTTCTCCCCGCCCCAATCTTCTTAAACGCCCGGCGTGCCGAACACGCCGCGCCAATCGGACCAACCGAACGAATATCGCTCGTAGCACGCCGCCTTTGCGTTCTTCGTGTCGAAGTCGTTGTCCTGGTCGAACATGATCGCATCACGAACGTAATGCTTCGTTCCGGTCGGGGCATTCGTGCGGACGAACCACGCCGTCGCCGACGTGAAGTAATGGTTCATCTTGATGCCCTTCGGGAACACGTTCGTCGCCTTCAACACGTTGATCGCGTTGTTGGCCGTATCGTTCTGAAGAACCGACTTCAGAATGCGATTGGCTTCGTACCAGAGCTGCGTCGGAATATGCAGCGATTCCGGCATGAGACTGATCTTCAGGCCACGGTTGTTGGTAGCCTGCATGATCTGGATCGTCAGATCCTCAATCGAGGCTTCCGACAAGTCCGCAGGAGTCGTGAGCACGTTCGACTGGTTACCCGACAGCGTCGGGTGAGAAGCCGAAATCATGCAAACGCCGTCGCCGCCGGTATATGTGGAATTGAACGCCCGGTTAAAGACGTTCGCGCCCACGTTTTCCTTGGTCTGACGCATCGAGAACGCCAGCATTTTCGCGCGGCGCTTCGAAACCACCTCGTAGAGGTCGTCACGGAGTTCTTCGAAGGTCACGATATAGCCCTGCGCATACGCAACGTGCGTATAGCGGGTAACCGAGCCCTGCGATTCCGTGTCGTAGTTGATCGCCGTGCCTTGATTCTTGACCGGAGCCAAGCCGAAGCCGGTGATTTCAACGTCCTCCTCGTAGGCCTTGTCCGACGTTTCGGTATCGAACAGGTCAACGTACTCTTCCTGGTGTTCCGCGTAAGAACGGCCCCACCATTCTTTGATTCCCGGCCATAAGGCTTTAGGATGTTGGCCAGTGGTAATAACAGCCATAGGTCACACCCTCCCCTTAGACGCCAGCAATCTGGTTCGCGAAGCGAGAGTTATTCAGCTTCACGAGCCATTTTGCGTTCATGTTGGTGTTGGCAGACGAGCCGATCGTGTTATCGACCTGCTGCAACGGACGGATGATCTTCAGATCGAGCGTATTGGTCGTAGCGACCGATGACGCCTGAAGCTGCCAGCCCGAATAACCGGTAACGGTCGAGCCGCTGCCGGAAACCAAGTTGGCGTTGCGGCCAGCCCAGAGATTGGGAGCGCGCGCCTGCGAAGAGGCGTCGTCCTGAATCTCATAAAGGGCGTTTGGGTCTTCCATGACGGCGATGTACTGAGCCGTCGAGGCCGGGTGATAAACCGGCAAACCCTGCGTTACCGTGATGATCGCGCCCTCCGGGCCACCATCAACGATGCCGACCATGACACCGAGAATGGGAGAACCAGACGACGCCAATTGCACGGCCGGCGTACCGATCGAGTCGTTCGAGCCGGAGACGATATCGACGGGATCGCCGATATAGAGCGCCGTCGCGTAAGACGACGGCACGTAATAAATGCCCACGCCGCCCGTCACGTACCCTTCATCGAACTTTCGGTACGGGATCAGGCCACGCGGAATGTTCGCGTTTGCCATGAGGAAAAACCTCGTTATCGCGCGCCAGCGTTAGCCAACGCGTGTGAAATCCATGGGTGAATGGAGACTTCAGCCGTGTTTGATACTGATCCCTTGCGAGGGAACGTAACGGTTGTCTCCGGGCTTACTGTCGAGTTCGCCGCGCCGCATCGCGTCTTCCTTCTCATCGACGACTTTTTGCTGGGCGCGCATGTCTTCGGCCCACCATTCCTCGGGAATTTCCATCAGATAAGCCGTAAGTGGGCCTGGATTATCTGGGTGCGTTCCTACAACGCGAGCGACGTTCTTGCCGTCTCCATCTTTGACGTGTTCATAACCCGCTTCCTGAGCGCGGGTAATGCGATCACGAACATCGTTAAACCAATGCCGGTGATACCCCTCTCGTGAGGGGTATGCTAATTTCTGCTCCAAAGAGCCGAACGGCTTGCGTTGACGCACGTTGCGGGGAGCATCTATTTCCGCCACGTTCGCCGACACTTCCTGATACTTCGGAGGACGGCCGGGGCCACGCTTTTGCAATTCTTCCATGACTAAATGCCTCAATTATCCCAATCATAATCTTTGACGTATTGATCCCGGGTATAGCCAGGGATCATCTTGACGAACCGGTCACATGCCTTTTTGGCGTCATCCGGCAAATCGTCGTAACCCTTTTTCGTATTGCGGCGCGGGGCCGATCCATTGCCAGCCGGAGTCGCAACCGCCGCAGCAGTCGGCTTGGCTGGCTGCTCCATCCCGAATTTCTCCGGGAACTTGGACACGACCCGCTTTTTGGTCTCAGCGAGACGCTCACTCTGCGCCATGCCGGGCGATGAGCGTTCAAGTTCACCAAAGGTCTCGACCGCGAAGGCTTGCAACGTGCGATCGGTATTGAACCATCGCTCTTCAGCGATCCACGACTGAATGACGGGATCAAGCTGCTGCGGCTTAGCCTCCGTCTTGGGCTCAGGCTTGTGCTGCTTTTCCAGTTCAGCGAGTTCGCGAGTCGCGGCACGCGCTGCTACCGGATCAGCATTTGTTGCCGCCTGCTCAATCCGCGATTCCAGATCGGCCCTGGCGCGCTCATAGGCGCGCTGCTCGGCCTTGGAATTGAACTCTACAAGCTGCTTAGCCGCTTCTTGTGTCTCGCGGACCAGCGTTTCCATTTCAGAAACGCGCTTATGCAGCTTTTCATTGTCGCGCTGAAGGATGGGCAGAATGCGCTTCCCGCGATCAAGGAACTCTTCAGCTGGGCGCCATTTGTCAGGATCGCCCTTAAATTCATCCTTCGGCACCCATCCTAGGCGCCGGGCTTCTGTTTCAGACTCGTTGACCTCTGGCGCAATCACGGCGCCGCCGGTTTCGGCTACGATCTCAGTATCGCTCATGTCTATTCCTCAATACCGCCGACTGACTTGTCTTCGATAATCCGATAGGTCTCGCCATCCTTGCCGGTCACGGTCTTGCCCGCGTAACGCTCGAAGATGATGCGCGAGCCAGGCTCAGGTTTCCGGCCACCAAATGGCCTGGTACGATCAGCATTCCACTTGAATGCTTCGTCGCCGCATTCGATAACAACGCCTGTAATGGCGGCAGCATCATGCCGGTCTGCGATGTCGTCGATCATGACGATTCCGCCGGCCGTCTCGCGGGAGACCTTATCCGGCTGGATCAGCACGTAATCGCCAATTGGAAACCAGCCCGAATTATTCTTGCCCGGGTACCGAGACCGGACGTACTCCACTTGCATCTGCTTCAGTATCTTTGGCTGCATTCATTTCCTCGTAAAATGTCTCAATGACTGCGAATTCAACGTCAGAGCATTCCATGAGACCACGGATGTAGCCTCGCGCCTCGACGTTTTCCTTTTCGAAAGAGTCAGCACCGGCCAGCCAGCTTTCCGCATAGTGCCGGATCAGGTCGTTTGACTTGTCTTTTAGAAATTTCCTGAAGAACAGAGTGGCGGGATGATTGCGCCACTCGTTGTACTGCTCGCGGCTAATCATTCTTCCACGAATAGCCCAAGATTCTGGCCATCAAATACTGCATGAGATAGGCCATGTGCTCCATCTCAGCGGTAAAATCGATATGACGATCTGCGCATATGTACTGCAAGGCATGAACCAGTTCGTGGGCCACCCCGCACGACGTTTCATTCTTTGGCAGATAAATCGTACATGAATGTCGATCATTGCGACGAATCCATGCCTTCGCGGCCGCGATTTCCTTCGGAGCCGGTCTTAGGTCTCTTACTCTGACGGTGTAATTGATATGAGGAAGATAGATGTCTTTCCTCACTGTGCCCCCAATGAGGACGCCGGGCTGTGCGGATTAATCGTCGGTCCCGTATTAGGCATTCCAGCCTGCGGAACCTGTATCGTTGCCGGATGGGGCAAATTGGGTGGCGGTGGCGCGGACGGCATACCTCCAGCCTGTCCCGCCTCTTGAGGCTGAGAGGCAGCGGAGAATTGCGCCTCCCAGACCCGCAGCTGTTGATCGAGCCATCTAAGATGCTGATCGCCAACGGCTGCATCCGCCTGCGCAAGCTGGTTGATGGCCTGCGCATAATATAGAAGCTCTTGCGCGCGCTTGGATGTCGTAGTCGCTTCAGCTTCCTTATTGCGAATTTCAATTTCCATGCCCTTCGCCATGACTTCAGGGTTGGGCGCGGCTTGTTTATTCAGCACCTTGTCGATGTTCGGGATGTTCGCAGCATCCAGCATTCGGTGCCGGATTTCATAGCCGTTCGAATACGGATCATTCGCAAACTGCATCAAGAACTGAGCACGGCCAAGGCGCTGCATGTCCGACACCATGGTCGGATCAGATACCGGCTCGACGCCAGACCCTTGCACGTAATCCTGCTTGGCTATCGTCTTCCAGGTATCGCCAACCTTGTATTGGGACTGCTCGTCTCCATAAACGCGGTTGAGCCGATAGAGCTTATTAAGCTCAGACTTCAGCGATCGATGCACTCGCTTGTAGATCGCGGTAAAGACCTTTAGGCCCTGCTCAATAATCGCTAGCGTCGTGGTAGCCGGCGTATTGGCGCCCATCTGCTCGCCAGTTAGAACGTCCTTGATCGACGCCACCTCGCGGCCGGCCTCAATCAGCATTCCGAGCAGATTGAACAGGACGGGTGATGGCCCAGGGAACTGCATCGGCACGATATTTTCGCGCAGCGTGCCGCCGGCAACATTTACAACCTTGTACTCTCCCATGACAAACCGGATCGCGCCGGCATTCATGGACAGGCCCTTGCCGATAAACCCACCACCCGTGTTCTGTAACGTGCCAGCGTCCAAAAGCTGGTTCAGCGTTGTATTGACCGCCTCGTTCAGTGGACGAAGCAATTGGCCAAAGCCTACGCCATAAATCCCGCCATCTGGATTCGGCAGGAAGTCGTACTTCGTATAATAGTGGACGGGTTCGATCCGAACGACTTTGCCATCCTTACCAAGGTGCACACCGTCCGCATCAAAGCGCGCGACGATGCGCACGACCTTCTGCGTCTTCTTGTGTATCGTGACGATATACGGCTCTGATAGATCGTCCTCGTCCAGATCAAGCCAGCGATGCTGCTCCAAGAACTCGTGTGGCGCATCGGGATCGCCTGACTGACCGTCATCAGCATACCCAAATTCGGTGTCTGGTTTGCGCCAAACACCAGAGCGATACATCTCCTCGATTTCATAGGGGTAATACTGAAGCTGCTCAGTAACACGAGGCGCAAGCTCAAGGCTCTTAGCCTTGTAGTTCACCACGAGGTCAAAGGCCGATACCATCAGGGACATATTCCGTCCCTTGGATGGATCATAATATGTCTTGCGGAATACGCAGCCGATAATGGGCAGCAAATGCAGAAGTTGGTCCGTCTCCGGCTCCCACTCCGGCATTTCGTCGAGCAGCTGCCAACTCATATGCTCGCCGATATTGTCGGCACGATTCTGCTTAGAACCAGGCGGGATCTGCCACATGATCTGTGGCTGCCCATCTGGGCCAGCCTGCACGGCGGGCGTGCCATCCGGGGCAATAACGGGCGTCCCGTCGTCATTGCCAATGACAACGCCCTTAACAACGTTGCGGTTCTGAACAATCGCTGGATAGGCGCGGGCCGCAAACTGAATGGCGGCCGATGTCATCAGTGGGAAGATGACATTCGCAGCCTTTGGCCATGGGTATTGCTTGTCCTTGGCCACCTGCATGGCCAGGTCCATCGCCTTTTCGGATTTATCCTTCCAGTCGGAGCGTGAGTTTACGTCGATATCGTATTCGCGCTTAACCGCCATGCCGATGCGGTCAAGGTCAGCCTCGTCCATGTCATCGGCAATATTGACGGCCTTGATGTAGCCAATAAGCTTCTGGTGGTTATCTGGCGCAGACTGGTCACCTTGGACCACTGCTAGTGCGTTCTGCGCCATCTAGTATCCCGTGATGTCAGACCGCGTAGCGTCCGCGTAGCCGGTCTGCTCTTGGTACAATTCATTGATCGAAAGAGGGCCGTCAGGCCCCTCATAACAAACAGCCATCAGTCCAAAGGCATCCGCTGCATGGCTTGACCAATCATGCTCTGGACCAAGCCCGACATTGCGCGGCTCATCCTTGCGCTCATGGTAATAGCCAAGCGCTTCGCGACCAGCCTCAGTCGTTTTTTCGTTGAAGAAGCAGAACGGCAGGATGCGCCGCGCTGCCTCTACTCGCATCATGGCCGCGCCGCGCCCTTGATTGGGGATGGTCACAGCATCAAACCCGGCGTCGTGTATGTGATCCACATACCGCTTGCCGGTGACTGCGTTCGCGTTTACGCCATCATGCGGCAGATAGCAGATTGCGTGCGCATATCCTTTGCGCCGCAGCTCATTGACGTAATAGCTGAGCGTCTGCCCCTGCCCTTCGATGTAGTCGATCACGTTGATGGCACGCCCAGCCCATTGCACGAGCCAAATCGCGGTTGCATCAGCTTGAGCGCCCGCGCCACCAAGATCCCAGAACGCCCGCACTGGCAGCATTTCGTCATACGGCACAAAGCCGATGCGCTTTTGCTGCCGCGCGAGGTTCAGACCTTTGGCGTAATAGGCGCCATCAAAAGCCTTGGCGTAATCGCCTTCCCAGATGTGATCGTATCGCTCGGGATACCGAGCTAGATCAACTTGGCGCTCAGCTTCCAACACAGATGGAAACCAAGGGTTGTCGCGCCAGTTAGCCTTTACAAGAACAGCGTCGGCCAAATTCGAGCCGCGCAGGAAGGCATCTACCGCGTCCTGCTTGCGCCTCGGGTTCCACGAGAACCACAGCTCTGACGCCTCTTTACGAATGGTCGGCCGAAGCATTGAGAGGCTGCGCTCGCTTAGCGTCTGCGCCTCTTCGACCCAGCACCGATCGAATCCCTCTAAGGACTTGATTGACTCGGCGTTGTGGTCCTGCATGCCCTCGAAAATGATAAGGCCGCCGCCCGGAGCAATGATCT